CGGTCAGCCGCTCGACAACGCCGGCAGCGTTGGGATTGCCCTCCGCCAGGGCACGGGCTACGTTGCGTGCTCTGTTGTGATCCTGAATCGTCCGCAGGGTGGTGTTCTTCTCCGGGAACACTTCGGGGCCGTAGACGGGGAACGCACCGCGAAAACGCTCGGGGTACAGCCGGTCGAAATCAACGGGGGTGCCGTAGATGTCATTCGGGCTGACGGATTCACGCAGCCCGAAGAAGCGGCGGACGGTGTTGATTGCTTTGCGGATGACGTTCATTTGGTGGGCCTCCATCCGCTGAGTAGCTGGTCGATCATTCGGCGGGATAGATCGACGCTGTCCGGTCCGTCATCGAATTCGCCGGACGGGAATGCCTTCAACTGGTCGATCAGCAATCGGGCACCCTGGCTGCCGGAATGCACCTTGATCTTGTGATCCATCAGCAGGCGGGTCAGACCCAGGCGGATGCGGACCTGCTTGTTTTCGGTGCTGTTGTGTCGGTAGAGCGGGACGTAGACGCCCTGTGCCTTGGCCTTCTCAAGGACGTTGGCACACAGCAGATCGCCGATGCCGTTGGTCTCGATCAGGCATGCGTCGTACTTCGTCTGCTTGCACATACCGACGATGGTGTCTTCGACCTGGGGCAGCATCAGCCGGTGTAGCTGGGGCTGTACCCACAGCTTGCCGCTACGGTCGAACGTGGTGTCTGCGAAGCCGTTGAAGTCGCCGACGGAATCGCTGACGCCACGGGACGGATCGACGGCCAGCACGCGGAACAACTGGGTAGCACCACGCATCCAGTGATCGGCGGGGACAAGCATTCCGTCGAACAGTTCGGCTGGCCAATCCAGGGACGCGGAATCAGCGCTGGGGTTCTGCTGGAACAGGCTCTCCCAGATGTGGGACTGGCCGGCGACCTCGTACCCCCGCTGGATGTCCAGCAACTTCTGGATGGGGTAGCGTGCGGGCCACAGTGCGGCACCGTTGTCACCGATTGCTTTCAAGGTGATGCGGTGCCATTTGTCGCGGTCGGGCAGTTCGTCGTTCTGGGCCAGCAATGCACCGGACAAATCGTCCGGGTGCCTTCGGGACATGATCAGCACGCACTTCGCACCGGGTTCGGCTCGGGTCAGGAACTCAGCGTTGAACCACTGGAACAACTGCCGTCGGCGTGCGGGGCTGGATGCGGCTGCCTGATCACGCACAAGGTCATCACCAATCAGCAGTGAAGCTCCCTTGCCAGCGACGCTAGCACCGGGGCTGCTGGTGTACAGGTTACCCCCCTGGCTGGTGCGGAAGTGCGATCTAGAGCGGAAAGCATTGTCCAGGGTGCAACCCGTCAGCCGCTGGCCGTAGTCCTCGACGCAACGCCGGATGGCATAGCCGAACGTGTCGGCCATGTCGGCGGTGTGCGATGCCAGGAGTACGTTGCGGTCGGGGTGCATCAGCGTATGCCAAACGGGTGCAAGGAAAGACCAGAACTGGGATTTGCCGTGCCTGATCGGTGCCTCAACGATCACTCTGTTCAACGTCGGGCTGGTGAGGAGTCTGAGGAACGCCGTTTGAAAGCTCATGACGTGGGGCGGACACATGAAACCTTTCATTGTCAGCCTGCCCAAAGTCGTCGGAAGAAGGCACGCCATCGGGGTAATCCTTTAAGGTAGACAGCGTCTCCTCCGGGTCGAACAGTGGCGGTTCGTGGACCACGCGGATCGGTGCATTGAGTCCCAGCAAATCCATCTTCAGTCTGATGGCACGGCAGCGGTCCGAATGCTTCGCTGTGTGGTCGTGGATGATGGAATCCAATGACCCCAACGTCTCGGCGACGGCCTCCCTGCGGGTCAGATCAGCAGCGGCCAGATTCATGGCACGGGCAAGGCGGATGTAGGTAGCGGCCGTGGCGGGGGAGACGTTGTAGCGACGCTGTAACTCCCCCTTGGCCCGACTGACCAGCATGGTGCCCAGCAGGTGGCGTGCGTACTCGACGCGATCCTCGTCGGGCACGGGCTGCTGATTCCTGTTGCGGTGCCGCTTGCCCATAAGACCTTACCCGATGTTCTGGCTGCCACTGACGACCGGCGTGTAGCAGACGGTGCAGCCGGGCATACCCGATCGGGTAGCCAGCACCAGGCCGGACGTGAACGGGACACCGCCAGCGTTGATGTAGTGGCCGCGAAGGGCAGCACCGGAGATGCCAGTATCCGCGTGACCCGGACGCGTACTGAACACCAGCGGATGGCCGCTGGCGGGGATGGGACCGCCGCTGATCGCAAGTGCAGAGTCATACAGGTTGATCGCCAAGCCGGACAAGGCTTGCATTGTGGAATCATGGACGGCGACGCCATCCAAACGGCCGGCTCCGACGTGGATGGATACATCAGGGCCAACGACGCCAGAGAAGACGTTGTAGGTGCGGGCTGCACCGGCAGTGATCAGTACGCGACCGTCGTTCACGGTACCGCTGTAGACGTTGCTGCCGACGACGACGACGGGCTTGCGGGTAGGCTTTCTTTCGGGCACGGTGGACTCTCCATTGAGTCGTTGTGGTGGATGTGATGTGTGTCGGTAGGTAGTGGCGGACGTGATGTGTGTCCGCCGTACCTTGATTGTATCTGACCGTTGATTTGTCGTCAATCGATTCAGGCACTCATACCCATCGACCTACGCCGCGCGGTCTTGGCCGATCGGTGGATCGCACGCCAGCAGGCAGTGAAGTCTCTGCTATCGCCAGTGATGCCGTGCTTACGCAGGGTGGCCAGTTGCTTCGGGGTGGCACTTCTGCACAATGCGAAGGCTTGCCCTTTGGTGAGGTGCTCGCTGGCCGGAATGTCCCATCCTCGCCGAATCAGTGTAGCTAGCTGGGACTGGGTGGCAGGCTGGAAGTGCCAGTCTAGCGTGTCACGCCATTTGTCCAAGATGCCGTAGTGCCAGCTTTGATTGCGCTGCATTGATTTGTCCTCAAAATCGATTTGACGAATGACAACAGTGTCACTAAGATAGTGTACCATCGAATCCTATTTTCAGTCAACCCTTGAGGGCAATCCAATGAAGTACAGCACCATCTTCGACGTGAACCGCAACAAGCGGTGCGGCGTGCGGGGGATGCACGACATGGCTGCGTGGCTGGAGGTGCCGTACCATCGGGTGTGGTGGCGTGTGCGTAACGGGCTGATGCGTGAGCCGGACGGCTACCTGGGCAAGAAGAGAATCCCCGTATGGATCGATGAGAAGGGGGCTGCTGCTGGGCGGCGGCGTGCGGCAAAGACAAGGGGGGATGCCCAGCTAGGGTTGCTGACCGGCACCGAACTGGCGGGAGTGCTGGGCTGTCAGGTCAGCGAATCGCAATGGAATGCGACGGGCCGCAACGTACAGCGATTGGTGAACCTGGCACGCAAGGGGCGGGCACCGATCGCTAGCGGGTACGTCGGCCACCTGTGGATTTGGGACAGCCACGACGTGCGGGAATGGATCAGACGGCGTTTCGAGCTATTGAGGGGGCAGCTTGATGCCGATGAGATGGTACTATCTGGGATGATGAGACGGCTGGACGGGCTGACTGATGACGCGGTGTGAGAAAGGACGGCGGGGGCCGCTAATCCCCGCCGTCCTTGTGATCGATCGACGCCGAACGATCACGGCAATCACCTGAGACCCCCATCCAAATGAGTCAACATCCAAATGAGGGATACCCTTATGATACCGAACCAGTCAAGCCACATCAACGGCAAATCCGAATCCCCCCCGCCACGTTTCGATCGCGGTCAATGGGTCTGGCACCAGCATTACCGCAGGTGCTGGGTCATCGTCCATCTGACTGCCGGCAACAGTTGGCAGTACAAGGTGCGGACTGAGAGCGGGGTTGAGGTGGAGGTTCCACAAAGCGAATTGCGGGAACTGACGCCTGACCAATGGGACGACAAAGAAGAAGCGGATGCCTGCGGCTGGTTGCGCGGCACGCACTGGAAAAGGGATTACGACGATCTGCATACGCTGCTGGACGCCAACGAAGCGAAGATGATGAACTTCCTGTTGCAATGGCAGCGGACGCACGACGAGCGGCAGGAGTTCTATTGCACCACGGGTACGCTGATCAGGCACGGAAGGTTCCGGGAGAGTACCGCCGACTTCCTGCTCAAGAAGCTGGCGAAGAAGGGGTACATCGGCATCAGTCGGAAGCGGCAGTGCGGCGTCGTGAAGCGGCACGTCACGATCCACTATGCAAAGCTGAAAGCTGATTTGGAAGCTGCCACGCTGGAATGGCAGCAGTACGTTCGCAAGTGGATGGCGGACAGGAATGAGGACGTGTCGGACGATGATGACACCCTACCGATCGCGGATGATCTGCCGGTGATGGATGATGCTCCCATCATCGATGAGGATGAAGTTGATGGGGAAGTGGACGAGGTTGAGAAGGTATTCAAAATCTGGGGGAATCGGACCAATCCCTAAATCTTAGGGGGACCAATCCCTAAATCTTAGGGGGACCAATCCCTAAGGCTTGGGGACTAAGTTAGAGTTAAGGATTCCCCTTCGGGGAGAGGGAGTTAGACGGCAACAGACACAGACGGCGGCATCCTGCCGCTCGTCGATGCGGACTGTGGATACCGACCCCTACGGGGGATTGTGGGTATGGATGCCCTACATACCCCCGAAGGGGAGCCGGTGGTTTTGTTGATCGATCAATGGAAGCGGGGTAATGGGGTAGGGTCAAACCGAAGAGGGTCCGCCGTTTACCTAACGTGTCAATAGATGAGGTATCTAGCTGATGACGCAGGGGGAAATGAAAATTTCTGCTTTCTGGGATTGACGTTTCCCCTGCGTCATGGGACAATGACAGTGTCGCCCGGCAATCACCAAGAGGAGACCGAAGATGCCGCAGACCGATCCCGCCCTTGTCAAACGCCTGGAAGAGAGTCTATACGACGACCCCTTGGCGTACGCCGCGCTGGCTGATCACTATGAGGAGTGCGGCCAGTCCGGCAGGAAGTACCGGAAGCAGTCGGTGCTGTACCCGCTGCTTAGGGAGGCCGTCATGTCCATGACGCCCTCTGAGGACGAGCGGGAGATCAAGGAGATGGGCGAGCATTTCCTGATCACCGTTCGTAGCCGCAATCAGCGGTCCATCATCGACATTCGCCAATGGGTGATTGATCGCAAGGAAGGTAATGAGCCGGGCTGCTGGGTGGTGATCGTCAGCGGCCCGAAGTTCAGCGAGGAAGAGTTGGAGAGTACGCTTCGCGATGTGATCCACTGGACGATCCTGCGTGAAATCATCTACGGGAGCTAGAGCCATGAATACGACCGACGTGAGACTGACCGCTGACGAACTGGACGCCTTGATCGAGGAAGCCCGCGAACTGGCTTTCGAGGAAGGGTGGCAGGAGGGCCACGACAAGGGCTTTGCGGCCGGTTACGACCGTGGCCGCAAGGATGCCCGGACGCGGAAGATCACCGCCGTGACCAAGACGGAGATCGACTAACCATGACCACGACCCAACACATCTTCCGCAACGCCCACGACGAGCTGGATCGGTTGCTGGAGTACCCTTTTCAGGTCGGCCAGATCCTACACATGGCCCGGAGCGAAGACTTGCTGAATGCAGGTCAATCCATGACCTTGCTTGCCTACGGGCAGGGGTACGAGGAGGGCTACACGGTCGGCCACAGAGACGGCGTCCTTGATGGGGATGAGCACGATCGCATCCAGGGACAAGAGGACGACGAGGACGACTAGCCCACGACAACAGCCCCACTATGAAGGGTGGGGTCTTTTCTTCCCAACATCCCCGAGACCATCATGAGCAAGCAGCAGCCCGTCGCCTACAGTTACCGCCGATTTTCGACCCCGAAGCAAGAGGCCGGTGATTCCATCCGCCGTCAGACCGAACTGGCTGAAGCGTGGGCCAAACGGCACGGCGTCCCCCTGGATAAGTCTTTGGAGATCGACAAGGGCGTCAGTGCCTTCAAGGGCAAGAACGCCGACGTGGGTTCCTTGTCCGTCTTTTTGGAGATGGTCAAGGGGGGCACCGTCAGGAAGGGTTCCTTTCTGGCCGTCGAGTCGCTGGACAGATTGACCCGCAACGAGATAGTCGCCGCCGTCCACCTTGTGACGGGCATCTTGATTGCCGGCGTCAAGATCGTCCAGCTTTCCCCCGTCGAGATGATCTACACCGACAAGTCTCAGGTGCACGAAGTCATGTTGCTGATCGTCGAACTGATGCGGAGCAACGGCGAATCGAAGGTCAAGAGCGAGCGTGTTACCGAATCGTGGAAGAAGCGACACAAGCAGGTGACGGAGATCCTGCCCGGTTGGCTACGCAGGGAGGGCGGTAAGGCCGTCGTCATCCCCGAGCGTGTCGCCGTGATCAGGAAGATATTCCAGTGGGCAGCCGACGACTGCGGACTGCGAGAGATCGTCAAGCGGCTGACCGAGGGGGGATACCCCCCGATGGGACGTTCGCGGAAATGGAACAAGGGGTTCCTGACCAGCCTGTTCACCGGCCGTCTGGTGCTGGGTGAGTACCAGCCGAAGGTCAGGGGTGAGGGGAAGCGTGTCCCCAACGGCGAACCCGACGCCGAGAAGTACCCCGCCGTCATCGACGAAGAACTTTACGAGCGTGCCCGCGTCAAGCTACTGTCCCGCAAGCACCCCGTCGGCCGTCCCGCCGCTGACCGCGTCAACCTGTTCACTGGGCTTGTGAAGAACCCCCGACACGGCGACAACTACATCATGGTGGTCAGGAAGGATGGGAGCGGACGACGCGTCCCGGTGCTGCTGCCGTCCAGTGCCGATCAGGGGCGTGCGGCCGGCGTGTCCTTCCCGCTGGCCACGTTCGAGAAGGCCGTGCTGGGCTGTCTGCGTGAGGTGAAGCCTTCGGAGATCCTTCCCTTTCAGGGTGAGGGGGAAGACGACGTTCCCATCTTCCGCGCGGAACTGGAGAAGATCGAGGCACGCATCGCGAAGCTGGAATCCGACCTCGACAAGGATGAGGATGACAAGGACATGGTGGATTGGGTGAAGAGTCAGGTCAGGAAGCAGTTGACGCTGAAAAGGGAAGTCACCGCCAAGCTGGACGGTGCCCTGAGCGAGCGTGCCAACCCGCTATCCGAAGCGTGGGGAAAGGTGACCCCGCTGCTGGATGCCCTTCAGTCGGCCCCCGATCAGGAGGAAGCGAGGACGCGGCTGCGGCTCGCGCTGTCGCGGGTCATCGATTCCATCTGGCTGTTGCCCACCGGCAGGGGCAAGGGACGCTGCCGCTACGCGATGGTTCAGATCAGGTTCCGCCGGACGGGATGGGAAGACTTGGTTCGGTGTATCCACATCTTCCACCAGCCGCCGCTGGGCGGACGTGCGGGGAAGAAGCCGGGGCTGTGGTGGGCCAAGTCCTACCGCAGTTGGGTTCCCGAGACGATGCCCCAGATCGACCTGTCCCGCATGACTGCGGCCGACGCCGAACGGGAAGCCGGCCAGCTTCCCGACTGGATCGACCACGCCATGCATCATTACTTCATGGAGGACGGGGGGCCGGGTTCCAACACGGTCATCTATGGAGAGATCCAACCCGACTAACCCCCGACATGCGTTTCCTCGCGTCAGACGCGATCCTGACGCGAGGAAACCTCTCCAACGACTCCCCCATCAAATTTCCCTGTGCTGCTGTCCTGACGCGTCCTATTGCAATTCTCGAATCCTTCAAATCTCCCCCTTCCGCGCTCGAATCTTTCTGACAGTGTCCCATCTGAGGAGATGATCATGCCGAAGCGTACCGCCGTCCTGTCCTGTCTGGGGTCGTTGTTCCTGGGGGTGATCGTCGGCTACGCCCTGCCGCGACCGGAGGAAGCTTCCCCGCCCATCAAGCTCATCGAAGACCCCGCCCTCGTGCCCGTCGAAGCGAAGACGGTGACCCACAGCCCGGACGGTGCCCCGCCGCCCCTTGTACCCGCCGCCGGGATCGAGTGATCAGTCGTCGGCGTCGCCGTTGTCCAGCTTGTTCTTGATGGCGTTCCTGAGTTGGGTCGCCGTCCGGGGGGCTAGCGAGTGCTGCCCCCTGAGCAGGTTGATTTCGTCCAGGGTAACCAGTGCCAACGCCCTGACCAGCAGATACGTCCGCTCTTCGGCGTCGTCGAGTGCCGCCTTGGCAGCCGCACGCAGTTTCAGCAGACGGTTCGCCTCCCGCTCCGCCTCTATCGTCGCCCACGCCGCCAGCATGTCCTGTTCAGAAGGCACGGGGACGGAACCCCGCCACCCTGCTGCCAGCCCGGCGTAGCTGCTCACGTCCGGTCCCCAGTCCTGATCAGACAGGCCGAGATACTCCAACACTTGCGGAACGTCCATCACGCCCCCTTCTCTTTCCACAGTTCGACTACCGCGTAGACTTCCGTCACGCCGAAGTTTCCCGCGTTCCCGAACCCGTCCGTCGCCCTGGTCGTCAAACACCGGTGCTGAAGCTCGAACGTCTTGGATGACGCTATCGTGAACCGCCCTTCCAGCATCGCCTGGGCCTGATTGAAGTAGGTCGGCTCCGCGTACTCCCCGCCGCCGATGACGGTGTCGGTCCCGTCGCTGGTGTTGCGTAGCTTCAGTTGATTCAGCGAGCAGGCGTAGGCGGGGGCATGGGCCTTGATCCGGTACGTCCCGGCCGCGAGGGTGAATTGGTTGCTGGACAGGCTACAGTGCCCGCCCGTGTCCGCCACTTCCGTGTTCAGGTCGCGGGTACGCCATGCCCCGCTGGTGAACGTCCCGCCCGCCGTTCCGGCACTCTTCTGATCTTGCAAGAGGACGTAGTCGGTCGATGCACCCAGTGCCCGTTCCGTCCCCGCGTCGTCCTTGGAGTAGAGCAGACCGTCAGACTTCGGGTAGAGGATCACCCGGCCGCTGGCCGGCGTGGACGGGGCGGACTGCTCGTCGAAATCCAGCCAGCAGTTGGTTCCGAGGGCAACCTCCCCGTCGCTGTAGATGATCAGCCGCGCTGTCGGCGTCTGCGTGCCGGCCGGGCTGGTCGCCATCTGGATGCGTCCGGGCATCGATGTCGAACTGGGGGCACCATCGACGTATACGTCGATGCGTGCCGCCTGGCCGTAGTCGGTGCCGTCATGGCCGTAGAAACCCAGGTGGCCCAGCTTGTCGTCCGACTGTACGGCCGACTCGCTGCCCTCGGAGCCACGCGACCGGGCCAGCTCGACGGCGGCGCCTACGCTGACCGAATCGCTGTGCTTGTGCAGGCCGAGCATGAAATCGCCGTCGGCCTCGTTGTGGACGGTAAGCACCACCGGCCACGCCACGGCGCCGACGGTGATGGTCTGCTCGGTGCCGCCTACGGACAGCCCGGCACCGTCGATGACATACACGTCGTCGAGGAACTTCATGAGTTGATCCACTGGGTTGCGCTGACCCGTTTGTAGGATCGGCTGGACGTTCCGACGAGCAGGTCGGCGGCGTTCGTTGCGTTGGTTTCGATCGCCGCCCCCGACGGCGGATACACTTTCAGCGTGCTGGCACTGCTGTTCCACACCGCGATGATGGCCCCCTCCCTGTCGGGCAGGATGATGCCCTTCGTGCCGTCGGCACCGCTGACGACAACGGCGTCTGCCGTGAAGGACTGGGCATCGCCCTGCGTGCTGCCGGCAGCCGTTACCGTGCCTTCGGTGCGTGCCAGTCCCGTCAGGTTCGTCGTCGTGCCGGCGTCGTTGGTGACGTTCAAATTGCCCGACGTGTCGAACCACATCACGGCGTAGCCGCTGGCCGGCGTCGATGGGGTACTGCTCTCGGGCAACCGGATCACCCCAGGACTGACGACGCGGAGACCTTCGGTTACCGCCCCGCCGGTGACGACAGACACGAACCAACTGCTGTCCTCGCTGGCGTTGGTGGCGTCGGTATAGACGTAGGTCGATCGGCCGACCTCGACGCGAGTGCCCGACGCATTCTGTGCGACGTAGGACGTGCCGACGGCGAAGCCCGTGGTGGCCGTGCCCGTGGTCAGGTGACGCACCACGTCGGGGTAGAACGCGGTAGCAGTCAACGCCGTCGTTACCGTGGTCACCACGGTGCCGCCGTCGGCGTGAGAGCTACCCTGTAGGGTCAGTTCGTCGCCCGAAATCGTCCCGCCGGTGATCGTCAGTTCGTTGCCGGGTGCGGCGATGATGGACAGAACCCCCGACATGGCGCCGGCGTCGGACAGCGTTACCGCACTGGATTGCAGGTCGGTGCCGTCGGTCCCGTCCCATCGGGAGATGGCGTTGTCGGTGGACGAACCCGGACCGGTGACGGCCGCTTCCGGGGTGCCCCCCGGCGTGCCCAGGATGAGCGTGTACTGGTCGTTGCTGGGGGGACTGGCGAACGTGACGCTGACCGTGTTGTTGTCGATTACCTTGACGGTGGCGTAGGTCGTTAGCTCCCCGGTGCTGACCTCGCGGAGGATGGGGACGATGTTCGGCGTCCCCAGGTTGTGCGTGATGAGATAGACGGTGTCGGTGCCGTTGCCGATGGTCTCGACGTACACCGATGATTCGCTGCCCCCGCAGCACTGGAACTCATAGAGAATGTTGCCGTCCCAAAGGCCCCTTTGCCTGAGCCAAACGTAGGTGCCATCGGGAACGAAGTGATCGTTGATCTCCCTGGCACCGCTACCGACGCTGCCGTCGTAGGCACTTCCGCTGCGTCCCGACGGGTGGACGGAATAGGTTCCGTCCGTGTTGCACATCAACTCCTGAAAGCCATACAGCCCGTCGCTGTAGCCAGTCAGCACGGCAGGGAACAGCGTGTCCCAGTACGTCCGTGCCAGGGGGTGACCGCCCTTGTTGTAGCCGCGTGGACGAATCATGCCGGCACCACGGTGGAGGCGTTGGCGGGGTCTTGGAACAGGATCTGGTGCGGGATGCTGAAGTAGCTGGGCTGACGGTCGGCCAATGCATCCTTGGCAGCAGTGGCGTAGAAGAACTTGCGGGTCTGGAAGTGCGGCAGCAGGTTGTGGCCCTTCGCCAACCAATTCGGGTTGGTGATCAGGTGATCGCCGATTTCGACACCAGCGGTGCGGTAGGTCAGGATGAACTGAAGTGCCACGTCAACGCAGACGTTGCTCCCGAAGGTGCCGGCCAGTTCCGAATCTTCAGGGTCCACTACCGGGGCGTTGTTCGGACCCAGTGCCTGTTCGGGGGACACGACGGCGGGGATGAACTCCGATTGGTTGTACGTCCGCATCACGTCGTAACCCATGTAGAGCAGACTGCCCGCAGGCCAGCCCTGCCATTCCACCTGATTGATGAAGCCGACGTAGTTGCCAAGGAAGCTGCTGGGGTGGGACAGATAGCGGATCGGCACGCCGTACCATTCGATGGTCAGTACCGTGTCGGGCACGACCATGTCGGGTACGCTGTCCAGCGGCGTGTTGTCTACCGCATGGCCGGGTGCCCGGAAACGCATGGCACCGGCCTGCGTGGCACTGACGCGAATGTCGGGTGCGGCGAACCGCTTGAAGGTGAACCGCTTCCATTCCTCGTAGTGGTACAGCCGCTTCTGTGTGCCGTCGGTGTCGTAGAACAGCAAATCCTTCTGTGTCAGCCGTTCGTTGGGGAAGGCGGTGTACGGTCTGTGACTGAAGTTGATGACGAACTCGTGTGCCCCGTACAGCGCGTGCCCCTGGATGGGGGTGACGGCCAGCAGCGGATCGGCGTTGAAATCAGCTTCCAACGCTTCGCCGCGCGGCGGGGCTATGGCTATCCGGTCGGCGAACAGGTTGGGGAACATGGGGTCAGCGAACGGGATGATTCGGTTGATCGATCCCGGTCCGGCCGGACCTCCAGGGGGACCGGCCGGCCACTGTAGCGTACCCCCCAGTGCCTCGCGGATCTTGGCACGCACAACGGACGGCTGCGGCTTGACGGCGAAGTTGGGATTCTCGTCGTCGGCCAGCACGAACGTGCGGGCGTCGTTGCCGCTGTCGTTGGTGAAGTCCCCCGACGGTTCGGCGTTGCTCGTCCTTTCTCGGAAATACAGTGCCATCAGAAACCCCCACCCAGTAAGCCGCCCAGTGCGGCGTTCCAGAACCCGCCTTGCCTGCCGGCCTGCTGGCGGTTGGCCCAGCGGTTCAGTTGTTCCCACCCCTGACGTGCCGGGCCGAATCCGCCGGCGTCGAAGCCCGCCTGCTGGCCGCGAATCTCGCCCCGCCGTGCCGGGTCGTTGCGTTCGGTAGCCTGGCGGATCTTCTCGACCTCCTGGCGGATCTTGTCGAGGATGGATTCCGTCTTGGTCAAGCCCGTCCCCTGACCCTTGGCGGCTGCTTCCAGCCGCTTGCGGTACACGTCGGCGATGGACGACACGGCAAAGCCGGTCGGTGCCGCAGCACGTCCGCCGTTCTTGTCGGGTTCGCGGCTGAAGACTCTGAGTAGCTTGTCAGCCACTTCGGTGGCACCGACGAAACGCAGGACGGCGTCGGTCATCTTGATGATGCCGATTGCCAGATCGACGAACGCCGATTCCACGGCGTCTACGGCGGTGTCCAACCCCCCGAAGCTGCCGGCTATGGCCTGGACGGCGGTGAGCAAGATCGTGTTGACGATCTGATGGAACACGGCCGCGACGTTGATGATGCCCTCGAACGTCTTGGTCACCAGCCGAACGATCGGCATGAGACTACGCAAGGTGTCGGCCACGTTGCGGAAGATCGTCCCGACGGTCTGTATGACGGGGGCCAGCAGGTTCAGGAAGATGCCTGAGATTTCGGCGATGATGGGACGCAGGTCCGTGAACACGTCGTTCAGTTCACCGGCCAGAGTCTTGAAGACCTCGGTAGTCGCCTGGATGATCGGTTCCAGTGCGTAGCCGATGGTCGCTTGCAACGAGCGGAAAGCCTGATCCATGCCCGCGATGGAGCCGGGGTTGAATGCGTTGACGAACCCCCTGACGGCGTCGGGAATCTCGGTCAGTGCGTTGACTACCTTGCCGATGACGGCTACGGCCGCACCGATGTTTGCCGCACTGGGATTAGGTCTTTGCCTTGCCATTCTGTTCGGCCTCCCATTCGGCGTTCACCTTCGCGAACAGCTTCTCCCGCTGTTCGGCGTTCAACTGGAACTGCAACGCCAGTTGTTCGGCCTTCATCAGTCTCATCACAAGACTGTCTTCCTGGGGGATCTCCGGTGGCTCCAGCCTGCCGTCTGAATCACGCGGGTGACCGTAGACGGCGTCTATCTGCCTGTCTGTCAGTTCGGCGAAGATCGCGGGGTGAACGCCTAGCTGGGCTAGCTGTGCCGCCGCGAAGGTCAGGACGCGTTGAGGAAGTCCAGCAGGGGTTGCAGGTCGATCGCGTTGGCCTTCTGGCTCGACAGCATCGTTTTTTTTAGACTGGGGAACGATTCCGTTGTGATGCACAGGGCTATGTGCATCACTTCCACCATGCGTTCGTCCACCAATACTTCGCAGTCCTCGGTGGGCTGTCCGGTCAGGATGGACACGAACTGAACCAACCCCTGATTGATGAAGTACGCGAAGCTTTCCCCCGTCGGGTAGGCGTAGCGTCCGGCGTTGTACGCGTCGGTAACGCGTGACAGTTGGCGGTCGTAGTCCTGCTCGGGAAGCTCTTCCCGCATGACGTAGACCGTCTCACGGGCACGCCTGAAATACGCCATTTCCAGGGCGGCTTTCACCTTCTGGCTGATGCGTCCGAAGGTGAAAGTCTTGCCGTTGTGTTCGATGCTGTGGCCGGGTGCGTAGGCACCCAGCAGTTGTGCTAGTGTGCTCATGTCAGAGATTCAAAACTGCGGCGCCGGTTTGCTCGGCGGTGCAACGCCAGCGCGGTCCCCTTTGGTGATCCGAAAAAATCTCGAACTCCGTGACGCGTGCATTTACGGTAGCGGAGATCAACGCCGTGATTCCGGCAGTGAAGGCATAGACGTTCCCGGTGGAAATGCCGATCACGCCTTCGTACGGTCCCTCGCAGGTGAACTGACCGCTCTTCTGACCGGCCGAATTCAGCGGCTCTCCCTCCGTGGTGTAGTTGCTGCGGTCAACGGCGATCTGGCGGAAGCTGGACGAAAACTGATCGGCAGTTTTTGCGACGCCGTCCACCTGCACATAGCCGGTAAGCGGAGACAATGCCATTGGATTTCACCTCCCCTCTGTTCGGCCCCGATGGTTACGGCGTGCTGTCGTGGATCGCGTGGACGGCGAGCACGCCGGACGCGAAGCCGCTCAGTTGCTGGATGCTTAAACCAGTTACATTTCCACTACAGTTGGCCAGCGGGTTCGTGGAAGCCATCGGGTTGCCAGACCACCAGACGGCGGGCATGTTGGCGTCGGGCAGATCGAAGGTCACAGAACCGGACAGGCCGTAGAACTTGACCCGCTGGTTGCCGACCGTGCTGGCGATGTACAGGCTCTTCAGGCCAGAAACGACGGCGTTGAAGTTGACGCCGGATTGAAGTCCGCTATATAAAGTATCTACGCTGAAGATGTTTTTGTTGTCACCACTGACGTAAGCAGTCTTGAGCAGTGAATCACTGTTCTGCGTTGCGGTGACCGATATAGTTTGCCCTAGTCCACCTGCCATTGGAATCATCCCCCATAGGGTTTGGTTATCGAAGCCGTGATCTCCACCGTTAGGAGATCCCATTGTGCGTGCTGCTTGTCGCGATCGAGGAATTCCCCCGCGTCGCTACTGACCTCGAAGACGCTGTTGGCACCCGGAAGTGAGGGGCCATAGAAGCTGTCAAGGATGCGCTGTTGCCAAAGGGCGTAATCACTCAGGTTCGCTTTGGGGCCGGTGTTGGGCGACTGGATCGTCACCTCGACGTTGAAATCAATCCTTTTGTGGGTGAACGACCAGCGGCTGTAACGTTCGGGCTTGGCGGATTTGGCAACGGTGATCCTCACTTCGTCGTCCAGGCCGTCGTGGTGCTCGTGACCTTTGACCCGCTCGACGTAGACGGGTTCGTCGTCCAGGGTGAGGTTCAACCCCTGGATGACGGACACCACTGCGTCAAGGATGGTCTCCAGTTCGCTCATCCCCTGACCCTCAGACAGACGCATTTGAACCGCTGGCGGCGATTGCAATGCTCTACCGATTTCACCTCATAGGTGTCACCGTCGTCGTCGGTAATCTTCATGCCTTCCTTCGGGATGATCGTGAGAAGGTTGTCTTCCCACATGTGGAACGTACACCAGAACCCATCGACGTACTGGTCGCCGGTGATCACGTCCTCTTGCCGGGTCTGCCGTGCCAGCACGTTGGTGATGGTGAACGACAACTCCGCCTCCGTGCGGGTGGCGGGGATGGTCAGGGTGACGCTGATCAGATCCTGTATCTCCTGATACAGCTTCCCGAAGTCCGCTTCGCCGCTCATACCCTGACCCTCGTGCTGACGGCATACGGTGCCTGCTGGTTGATCAGCTTCTGGAGCATCTCGTTGTTGTCCGCCAGTGCCTGCATGGCGTCGGTGAGAGACTTACGCCATTCGTTGCGTGAGCAAGACTCCCCATCCAGCGTGTAGGACGTTTTGGGAGCCAGTGCATCGGCAGCCAGGATCGTAGCGTACTGCTTGATCGTCGCGGCGTTGGTGGCGATCGCGTCGGTCAGGTCGCTAGCGACAGACATCACACACCCCCGATGGTGCCCTGATACGCGTAGCGCGGCTCCTTGACGAACGGCGTGCCCTGTTCCTCGACCGTCTTCACCAGCACGATCCCACGCCGGCCTTCCTCGGCGGTGATGGGGTAGTCCTGGGAGCGGTACGGCGTCAGTTGGCGGTAGCCGAACGCTTTGCGGAAATGTCCCAGGTGCCAGCGGGCTTTCGCGGCGTCCTCGGACAGACCGGCACCCCCCGAAGCGGTGGCCAGCACCAGCCGTCTGTACCATTCCCGGTTAGCACGGATCAGGTTCAACTGGGGCAGCGGGTTGGCGGCGGTGCGGACCTGCTGATCGTCGGCCGTGCCGGTGCCGCCGCTGTCCCGCACGTCGATGCTGGTGGAACGCACGATGGTGGTGGTGTTCATGTACTCCTGCGGCATCACCAGCAGGTCGTAGGGCGGGTTGATTGCGATGCTGAACCCTGAGTTGGGATCGGTGTTGCCTTCCAGCAGGTTGATCGCTTCGTCAATGTCCGTCCAGTCATCCAGGGAGTTGGCGGAACTGTTGACGTAGTCATTCGGGGAAGATCCGGCAGTAGCCAGGTAGGTGTTGGCGGAACTGCCGTCGCGGGAGTAGTTGTTGACGATGCCAAGGACGTAGTCGGCCTGGCGGATCTCCTTCTTGCGGCGGGTGGCGGTGCCGGCGTTCTCGGACATGGACTGAACCTGATCGGTGCGGTCGTACAGGAACACGTTCTGATGCACCTGAATCAGGCTGCCACGCCGCTGGTTGTTCGGCAGATCGACGTAGGTCTCTTCCAGGCCGACGGCGGGGAGCGGCTCGCTGTCCAGCACGTCCTCGCCGGTGTTACCGTCGTTCCTTACACCGATCATCTTTCCACCATTGACGCGAGTAGGAACGGTCTCCATGACCATGTCGCCGATGTAAACCGGGTCCATGTACGCTTCCAGAACCATCGCGTCGATGAGTCCCGAAACGCTGTCGGTGAACGCGGCGATGTTGGCGAAGTGGGACGGCAGGACGACGTGTCCGTCGGCCTCTTGCAGCCGCATGAGACCGATGGGGCCGCTGCTGCCCAGGCTGAAATCCCTGACGGTGTCCCGCCAGTTGCGTCCCAGGAACTCCATCGCCATTTCCTGAAGGCTGAAGTCCTTCGGGTGCAGTTCGCGGCGGGACAGATCGATGGTCGGCTCGCCGTGCCGGTTTTCGGTAAGTCCCAGCAGGTCGCGGAACTGTTCGCGATAGCCGCGAACGCCCTTCTTGTTGTTGACGTTCTGCTCGACCAGTTTGAGCAGCTTGTGCGGTCGGATCATGTATCGAACCCTCTTGTGGTTTCTCTGTTCGCGGCCCCGTGATCGATCAGGCGAAAGCCTGGCAGCCCTGGTAGGGAGTCGTGAGGACGCCGGCCAGACGGATCTTGACCTTGGTGGCACCCGACGCGGCGAACTCAGCCAGGATGCCGATGGCAAGGTTGGCGGTGGCGACGGCGGCGACCCGCTGGTTGGCCACGCCGACGGCGTCGGACGCTCCGGTCCCTTCCAGGCCGAAGTACGAACCGATGTCGTAGTCCTGGCTCAGTGCGTCGCAGTCGCACTCCCAGGTGCCTTCGGTGGCGATCATGATGTCCTGCGTGTCGTCGTCCAGCTTCTGATCAAGGGCCAGACCAAGGAAGATGTCGTGGGCGGCTTCCTGATTTTGCGCGGTGGTGCCGCTGTCAGCCAGCGTGGACGCCGGGGACGCCTTGTTGGAGACGAGGACGCAGGCGTCGCCGACCGCGATCGGCTCGGCAACGGTGGCGGACAGCTTGACCGGCTTGGCGTCGCCGTAGAGATACCTGAATGCCATGTCGGAATCCTCTTGGATTGGTGGGGCTGATTTCAGTCAGCATTACTCCGCACCCACGCACCCAACGCCTTGCGGTCGGTGGGGATGGCGGGCTTGGTGGTCGTTTGCTCCGCGACGTGTAGCGGGGCGGCTTTGGGCTTGACGTACTTCGGGGCGGGCTTGGCCCTGGACAGGGCTTCGGCGACCCGCTGTTCGATGATGGCGTTGATGTTCGCCATCGACACCTGCTCTTCGGCGGGGGTCTCGGCGGGGGTGGCTTCGCCGTCACCCTTCAGCGTGTCCCAAAGCTCGCCGACCTTGGACAGGAACGCATCCTTGTCCATGTCGGTATCGAGCAGACCCATGACGGCCATCTTGAACGGATCGCCCGCAGGGGCTTCCTCTTGCTCGACGATGGTGCCGGTGGCGGCGTTATCGACCAGATCGACGGACATGACTCTTGTGACCTCTTGGACGTAGGTGATGCCGTCCTTGACGTAGCCCCGGCCGTCGATGACGTGCGACAGTCCGAAGTAGGGCAGTCCCTTGGCGTAGGCTTCCTTGACGCGGGCGGTCATCGGGTGCGACTCCATCAGCCGCAGGTTGCCGCGCGGGCGACGTTCGTCGGGGCACCAGCGGACGGCTTCCAGATGACCCAACCGTTCCTCCAGCTTGCGGCCGCCGCCGCGTTTGCGTCGCTCTTCGGGCGTCAGGTGATCACAGTACACCCCCATCCCCTCGTACAGCCGGACGGCACCTTTGAGGGCATCGTCGGTATACTCGCGTTTGTTCTTGCTCTTGCGTCCGCAGACGATGACGTTCTCGATCACGTCGCCGTTGATCGTAGACGCTTCGTCGATGCTGAACAGGGTCGTAACTCTCATTGCGGTCTCCTGGCGTCCTGGCTGTAGCGTGCGGCGGGGGTGGACGAAGGCGTCGGCAGCGGGTCAGACGTGGCCGCTGCGTCCTGGCGTTCCTCGGCGATCTTGTCGGCTTCCTTCTCGTCGTATCCCTCTTCACTCCGCCACGTTGACTTGCTGATGACGCCGTCGTCGTGGAGCGTCTTGCGGCGGTCGGTCTCTTCCTTCTTGTTGCGGGTGACGCTGCTGGGGAACGTAACCAGCAGGTCGATCCGCTCCAGCGTGTCCAGCGGCAACACGTCCTGTTCGACGGCGATCTCAACGGCCTTCGTCTGTGCGGCGTCGGACCATCCCGACAGCTTGCCGTGCCAACGCTCAAGGGATTTGGTAAGCGGGGATTCTGCCGTCAGTGCAGCGGCGTAGTTGGCCCCGTCGGTGCGACCGGTGACGATCCACGGTGGGACGCCGAAGCGTGCGGCGACGGATTCCAGGGCCATCATGACCCCCTGTTCGGAAGCCGTGGCATTGGGCGACATGGGCGGGGGCTGTGGAACAAGACCCTTCGGGATGTCGCAAACGGTGCCCGGCTCTTGCTGGTGGACGTAGATGGTGGACGTGGAACCGTCGCTGTTGGTGCGGGTGAGCTGGTCGGTGTAGTTGTCGGCCCGCAAATCCTCGATCACCTGCTTGGCGGCGTTGTCGTGCTGTCGGAAGTAGGCGATGGCCTGACGTGCCTTCTCCCCCTCGCGGGCGACGTAACGCAGACGTTCGGCACCGCGTAGCTCGCACTCGCAGGGCCACAGCATCGGGACGCCGCGCTTCTGATTCTTGAAGGGGGTGTTCTTGCCGTGGATGACGAACTGGGCTTCGACGATCTCATCGGTGGAAGACTGCCAGTCGTGAATGCAGTAGGCTTCGGGCATGGTGCTGTCGTACGGGGCGTAGACGCCGAAGCTCCAGGGGCCGTTGTGATCCTCGCCCATCGGGGGCTGAACCTGGGAAGGCTCGACGAACCGCACCTTGGTGACGTTGTCCTCGTCGGGGAAGAACCGCAAGAAGAACTCGCCGTCGGTGATCAGACGGGCGACCATCTCCGACTCGATCCCGCACCAGTCGTTGGCGGTCTTGAACTGCGTGAGGAGTTGGTTGACCTGCTGGGTCAGGCGTACGGGCGGGTCGTTGCCGTCGGTGCCGTGGACCTCGGTAGACGAACCCCTGGAGACGACGTAATCGGTCAGCCGCTCGACAACGCCGGCAGCGTTGGGATTGCCCTCCGCCAGGGCACGGGCTACGTTGCGTGCTCTGTTGTGATCCTGAATCGTCCGAAGGGTGCTGTTCTTTTCGGGGAAGATTTCGGGTCCGTAGACGGGGAACGCACCGCGAAAACGCTCAGGGTACAGCCGGTCGAAATCAACGGGGGTGCCGTAGATGTCATTCGGGCTGACGGATTCACGCAGGCCGAAGAAGCGGCGGACGGTGTTGATTGCGCTGCGGATGACGTTCATTTGGTGGGCCTCCATCCGCTCAGAAGCTTGTCGATCATGCGCTTGGCCATGTCCAGTGCATCGGGGCCGTCATCGAACTGGCTGGAGGGGAACTCTCGCAACTGCTGGAGCAGAAGGCGGGCACCCTGGCTGCGTGAATCAACGTGTATCTTGCCGTCTTTGAGAAGGCGGGTCAGTCCCGCACGAATGCGTACGATCTTGTTCTCGGTGCTGGTGTGAGCGTACAGCGGGAGATAAACCCCCTGTGCCTTGGCCTTGGCAATGAGATTGGCACAGAGAAGCTCACCTGCCCCGTTGGTCTCGACAAGCACGCCATGAAAGCGGGTCTGTCTGCACAGATTGATGATGGTGTCTTCTATGTCGGGCATCATCAACCGGTGAAGCTGCGGGTCAACCCACAGGTGCCCCTTCGTGTCGAAGACCGTATCCATGAATGCACAGAAATCACCGACGTGATCAGACACGCCCTTGGACGGATCGACGGCCAGCACGCGGAACAACTGCTGTGCGTTACGCATCCAGGCGTCGGGGCCGACGAGCACGTCGGTGAATAGCTCGTCGGGCCAGTCCAGCATGGAGGCGTCGCCGCGCGGATCTTGCTGGTACAGGCTCCACCAGTAGTGCGACTCACCGGCAAGATCGAAGTTGCGTTTGATGTCCAGCAACTTCTGGATGGGGTAGCGTTCGGGCCACAACGCGGCACCGTCGTCCCCGATGGCGGGGAAGCGGATCGTGTGCCATCGATCCTGTACGGGAAGCTCGTCGTTCATTTGCAGGAGGCTGCCGGTCAAGTCGGACGGGTGCCGTCTGGACATGACCAACACCACCTTGCCTTCCGGTTCCAAACGGGTCATCGCTTCGGAATGGAACCACTGGCTCAGCTTGTGGCGTGCGGTGGGGCTTGCGGCAGCGGCTGCGTCCTTGACCAAATCGTCGCACAGCAGCAGGTGGCATCCCTTGCCAGCGATGGAAGAACCGGGCGAAGTAGTGCGAAAGTGTCCCCCCTGCGTGGTCAAGTAGTGATTGCGACTGCGGAAGCTGGGGTCTAACTCGACGCCGGTGATCGACGGCCCGTAGGTAGCGACACACTGGCGGACGCGGTGTCCGAACTCGTCGGACAGCGATGCGCTGTGTGTAGCCAGGATTGTGCTCTTCTCGGGGAACAACATCGAAAACCACGCGGGCAACAAGAAGGAGGCGTAGTGGCTCTTGCCGTGGCGGACCGGCAGTTCAACGATCACTCTGTTGAATGTCGGGTCCGTAATCAATCGAAGGCACGCCATTTCGAGCCGTTGAATGTGGGTCGGGAACTGGAATCCCTTCACCGTCATTTCGCCCAGCAGGGACGGTAAAAACGTGCTCATGGCGTGCCTGTTTAACGGAAGCGATCCTACGCCGCTGGTCCTCCAGATCGAACAGCGGATCGAGGGGCGACGGGAGGACTACGGCATTGACACCCAACAAGCGGGCTTTGACCTTGCACGCTTGGATTCTGTCGTTGTCGCGGGTGCTGGGGCTGTAGATGATGCCGTCCAGGGTGGCCAGTATGTCGCCGCGTGCTTCGTCCTTCGTCCGCTGTGCCAATTCCAACATGCGGCGGCGGGCTTCGGCGAACACCTTCTCAACAGCAGAAGGTGTTACCTTCCATTCCTTGGCCAACAACGCACGGGCGTCAGGTGTCCTCATGCGTGAGAGACACTCGATCGCACGGTCGATGCGGTCTTCGGTCTGGAATGGATTCTTGCGGGCCATAAGACCTTACCCGATGTTCTGGCTGCCCGAAACGACCGGCGTCCAAGACACGCTGAAGCCGGGCTGACCGCTGCGGCTGCTGTAGCACAGGCCGGACGTGAAGACGGCACCAATCGGCCTGACCTCACCGCCACGAAGGGCCGCACCGCTGATGCCGGTGGCCGCGAACTCACGGCTCGGGGCCAGAACGCCGACGATCTGGTGACCGGAGGCGGGCAGCGGGCCGCCAGAGACAGCGGAGGCATCGTCGTAGAAAACGACGGCCTGACCGCTTAGGGCCAGCATCGCGGAATCGTGGAAGAAAGCGGAATCCAATCGTCCGGCACCGACGTGCAGGTTGGCGTCGCCGCCGGCCTGG